GGGGTGAGCACCAGCTCTCCCTTGGCCTTACGGCCGGTAGCTCCTAGTTGGAGCTACCCCATCCGAGCTTGATGTAGAGGGCTCGGGGCCTCCCGGCACGTGTCAAGTGATCCTTATCCTCGAAAGGTTCAAACCTTCCGGGAAGGGTACACTTCAGTAGCGCTCCCCCTCCGCTGATTCGCGAGAGCGGGGCTCTGGCCGAAACCTTAGCTCCCCATACAAGGGGAGACTGCAGGTTTCGGTCCCAACGGTGAAGCTCAGTACCTAGTACTGAAACTCTCCCGAGGACCGGAGACGTATCGCCGACAGTCGGCAGAGGAATGATCTTCCTCAGCAAACCGTCGAGATACCGCGCGGCACCCCAAAGACCAGCTTGATATAGCTGGTTCCTCAGGGACACGGTCGATACTAACTCGGCAACGTCCCGGCGTGTCCGGGGCAACGCACGGCGGCGATAGACAACAGTCACATCGACGCCATGCATGTAATCCCGCCCGCAAGACTCCCTGAATGGGCCATCCAAGAAGCTCTTGGACCCGTTCGGCTTGGCGCCTAAGGCGACAAGTAAACGGAGACACGTAGGTGCCTCGTGTGTGGGGACCACAATGTCATCCCCAAACACACGTACCTCGTCAGTGAGAGAGAAATACTCACTGGTAGAGGGACGAAGGGTACGGTAACGGCTCGATGCCACACTGTAGGCAGCTATCGTCGCAAAGACGATGCTTTCAACAGGGAAGCACAGAGCCGAACCCATCGACGCGAACTTGGATAAGGGGATAACCCCAAATCCAGGAACGCTCGCCCGAGTGGAACGCGATGCAAGAAGATATTCCAGCAAACTGGGATACCTTCCGAACACTGCTTCGACAAGGGCGACGCTAACACGGTCTGAGGCCTCTGAGAGATCGATTGTAGCCAGACGGCCATCAATCGATCCAGCAAGGGCCATCCTCTGGTTCGCCTCTTGATCTGTAAGATCAACGAAAGGAGACGAGCCGGAGAATTCGCGTTTAAACTCACGAAGGAGAGCCTGCTGTGCGAACTGCACAGTACAGGGCTCCATCGCGATAACGCGAGCCTTGTTAGCTGTCTTAGGAACAGCGATAACCCTAACGGGTATCTCTGCGCCGGGCGGAGTAAGACCCACCTGGGACACTTCCTCATCGTTCCATTGAGCGGTGAGGAACTCCTGGATAGGAGCGACTGAATTAAGACGCTCCGTCCAGTACAGACGATCGTACTTTTGGTTTCCCGAAATGCGATCGGCGGTGGCTCCAGGTCCGTGCTGAGGAACGAGACTGCCGTTATACACGGCAGCGTCGATTCGTGACAGCTTATCTCCGAAGAGACGAGCGGCCGCGATCCCCAGCTCATGGAGCACCTGTGGCTGAAGCCACTGTTGCTCCAGATCGTTCTCGCATTCGACGAATGCCTGGAACGACTTGCGGGTATAGCGATCGTCGCATACTGCGAACACTTTCTTGTGTAAGCGGCATATTTGACGAATTGCATACACCGCGTCGGTGGAGGCATCGCCTCTAACCGTACCATCTTCAGCGAAGATAAGGTTCGCAAACCCGCGGAGAAACCGCGGGAGAGCACCTGCATGGCCAAAGGCCTTACAGGAGTCCGGAACCCACCGACCACGAGCGAGTGCGCCTTCGAGCGCCTCTGCGAAAGTCGGGAGAGTGATCTCGAGAAACGAGACACCCTCTGCTTCGCTCCTACGAGAGATTGTAATACCATCCCTCGTAGTGTCGACACCGCATAGTGCCCCAACATCGCGGAGCACATTGGTCGTCAGGATAATCAGGCTTTTCATCCACCCTCAATCGAGGTAGTAGATCCATAGCCCGATTTGCCGACCGATGTCCGCCTAGCTAGCTTTCGCCACCGAGGACCTTCGTGATGAGGGCCCCCGAGGAGGCAGCCAGCTGGGCGGCGAAGCCGTCCCAGATGGCCTTGGCCTCGGCGGGCGTGAAACCCACCGGGGGCAGGTCGAACACGACGTAGGCCGACATCGAGTACCGGGTGTTGACGCTGGTCAGAGGATCAGCGGCAATCTTCGAGTAGTCGATGCGGACCAGACGCCGGGTGCGCCCACCGTACGTGTGCTGCACCCGCTCCTTGATCGTGCCGTCGTCCTTGGTGAACTCACCGAGGTTGACGCCGGACGAGGTGCGGGGCAGACTGTGCGCCGTACCAGAAATGGTGACGGACTGGGGATCGGTCAACATACCGAGCACTCCTGACTGGCTACGTCCCTGTAGGGACGACTAAAGATTCCCTCGGCTGATGCCGAGGGCCGCGAGAATGGACCACTGGCGCAGCGAAAAGCTGTCCAGATCGAGTCCGAAACCGAATGGAGTCGACGTCACACGGCGCTTGGATTCTCGAATCCGGGTCATCGTGCAACGTGGAGAGCTGCCATCAAACATCCGGTGCCCCACAAGAGCAGTGTCATACTCCTCTTTCTGGTGCTCCATCAGATAGGCATACTTCCAGACAAGCCCGTCGAAGGCGAACGACGATAGGTTTCCCATCAGGGAGCCTACGCTGCCAACCCAATCGACGAGCCAGGACCAGGGCGCGAGCTCCCACAGGAGCTCAGGGTCGGGACGCAGACCAAGTAGCCTGTTAGCTACCATGGCCTGACGTTGGATCCGGGATCGAAGGTCATTCGATTCCGGAACGTAGTACCGACACATCCCAGAAACCCATACATACCTCGATGTTGTCGTGGTAGTGTACAGGGTGCCAGGGGCGTCCCAGAGCTGCGTACTGCCTAGGGGAGTAGCGTAACGGCTACTGTAACTCTGGACAGTCGTCTCTCTAGTGACAGGGTAACCGAAACGTCTGCGGACGTCTCTACCGGAATCACGGTAGAGCTGATTGATGATGCGCTCACTGTCAGAGACAGCGCGCGCAGCATCTCTCAGATCGTTTACCAGCGGTTTCCAGCCAAACTCCCAATTGAGGTACTCCTTCGAGCCCTCCTTGAGGAGTCGCCGAGCGTCCTTGAAGTCGCGCATTAGCGCTTTCAGCATTCCCGAGCCAATTACACTCGGGAGGCCGTCTTTGAGTTCGCCCAGCGTAGTACCGAGGCCCGACAGCGGTGCTGTCGGCCTCATCTGGTTGAGGGCCTTAGTGCCCTCAGCAGTGAGCTCGGTACTAGAGGTTTCCGGAAGGAATCCAGACGGGGAATAAACCAACCCCGGCACTGCGCCAGTCATACTGACGTAGTCGTAGGCGGAAGAGATCCCTCTACCACCATAACCCTTGAGATTGATCCCATGGATCTTCTCATAGTAGTTATGCTGGGTAAAGAAGGGTCCTCCCCTGTCGTGGAATGACTCTCCCTTCCGAGGGGGCCAGCGATGGCCCTCGGAAACCGTCTTCTGACGACCTTTGAAGGGAACTTCATCGGTAGCGAGCGTACCGAGAACCGGTTTTCGCTCGCCTCGGGCAGTGTGAATAAGATATTCACGCTGCCTCGCCAGAGGACTTTTGCTGAAACCTGCCATTTAGTCCTGCCATTCGGTACCCGAAGCACGGTAGTGCTTCATAGGGGTGCACTGCGGTAGCGCCTAGGCCATTCCTTTTGGGAATGG